CCAGAAGCACCAAAACCAGAAGCACCACTACCAGAAGCTGAAGAAGCACCACAACCAGCAGCCAGAAGACAACCAGAAGCACCAAAACCAGAAGCACCACTACCAGAAGCTGAAGAAGCACCACAACCAGCAGCCAGAAGACAACCAGAAGCACCACTACCAGAAGCACCACAACCAGAAGCACCACAACCAGCAGCACCACAACTAGCAGCCAGCGAACAACCAGCAGCCAGCGGACAACCAGCAGCACCACAACCAGAAGCACCACAACCAGAAGCATCACAACCAGAAGCACCACAACTAGCAGCCAGCGGACAACCAGCAGATGAAGAAGAACCAACAGCAGAAGAAGCACCATCACCAAAATCAGCACCAGTATTAGAGGAAGAACTAATTAGAAGAGTTGAAAATTCTCAAACTATAGCAGAACTTTACGCTGGTTTAATTTAAAGAAACTTCCTATTTTTTTTTAATTTAAATGTAAAATAGAATTACTATGCATGAATCACTCATTTCACTATTTTAACAATACAGTTAGTTTTGACCGTTTAAATAATAATATACTCGACAAACGTAGCGGAGTATTAGTGATTAGACTATGTAATCTTTGTAATTTTTCAGGCGTTTATAAACCTGTTTTGGAAAAAACTATGATAAAAAAGAAAAGTCTTGTTAATTACAAGAAATGGTTTGGGTTTCGAGAAATTAGTGGGGATACTGCGTATAATTACAAAATTCGTGTTGATATTAATTATAACAAAATACGCGAATATATACAATCTGGATTTGAAATACCACAGCGTAATTTCTTATTCAAACTCCTTAGAAGGAATTTTAAATCACAAGACGAACTTATTCATCAAATAGAACCTAGTAATAAATCCTTGGAAAAAGGAGAACTAATTACATATTTCAGCGATAATATAATAGAACGCGAGGGCTTATTTTTTGATATTGAATTAGAAAGAGTTTATCTGTCGGCGAATGATATAATTAGAAATAAACATAACATGATTGCTAAAAGTAGTTTCTGGTTTTACAATTCAATCAATAATTTACACGATTTCTTTAATAATAACAAGAATTTTATACTATTAACAAGTAATATCACCGATTACAATAGTATTGTTGATAAACATTCATTAAAAAGGGTTGATACAGCCAGAAATTTTTCAAAAAATGAATTAGATAAATGTAATGGCTATATTCTAAGCATAAATGATATTGATATTAGTATTGATGAAGATATTGTAAATTATGTAGAAAGAAAACGCTATGAATACTCATTTTTAAAGAATGATGAATTGAGTAAAAAAATAGTAATACCGCAATTACTCAACTACTCTACTGTGGTTTTAGATGATTCATGTTTGAATGACACAATAAAACCAGAAATAATCCAAAGTTTTATAGATACTAAGCAAGTAGAAATACTTACTAAATACTATTATAAATATCGAGTATCAGACATTAAATCCTGGTATTCTTTAATAGGATGCAATTCTGTTATTTCACATGATTTTATACAAAAAACCTTGAAAATTTCCAAAATAAATGATGTAAAACTAGACATTTCAAAATATAAGAGTAAAGTATTTAATTTGAATTCATTTGAGAGAGAATACCTCAATAAAAATAAAAATACCGCAAATTTTGATATAGGTGCTTTTTATAGTCTTCCTTTCAACTATTTAAAAAATCACTATACTAGTTTTAATATGCTTCCCGATGAGCCGTGTGGTATTTGTTTTGAAGAAATCACAGCAGGAGCTATAGGTAAAAGTAAGAATTGTAAACACGTATTTTGCTACAATTGTTTAGAGAAAGCACTTAGAATTAATGGAAAATGTCCCTTGTGTAGAGAAACGACTTGCGCGCAACATGGTATAATTGGTGAACTGAAAGAACAGCTTGGAGAAAAGGTATCTTTTATACGAGATTATATAAATAAGAATCAGGACATTAATACAATCCATTTAGTATCTGAGTATAATGAAACAGTTGAAACATTAAATAATATCTTTAAGGAAAGGAAAATCTCTAGTATTACCTTTTCTCAATTGGAAAAAATAGATAGTCGTGAAAAAACTTTCATTTTCTTAGAAAGTTTAAATGATGAAAATAAATACATTAAATATTTTACAGGTGGAAGCAAGTGTATATTTCTATCATTTAGACAATAAGCATAATGATGTGTGATATGTAGTATGAGAGGACTGCTAAGATAAGAATTGCTAACCATAATGGAAGGATAGTTTTTCCTTTGCCTGTTCCAAACTGTTTTAAATTATTGTCTTTTGTGTAAAAGTAGGAAGGGCTAGTATATAGTAAAACTGTAATGGATACTAAATATAAAAGCACCGATATTTGAATACGTAAATTAAAATTCATTATAATATAAAATTAGATAAAAAAAAAGTTTGTATTTATTAAATGTTATTGTTTTTTATACTAATAATAGCAGTTAGTTTAATATTCTACAGTTATAACCATATAATAACAGAGAATGTAGAAAAGAATTCTTATAAGCTTACAAGTGGAGTATTAAATGGAACATATGATGTTTTTATGAAAACACTACAATCGCAAATGACAGACAAAATTCCTAATGTTTCATTTTCCAAGGAAATTTCTACTGGTAGTGTTAAAAATTTAATTTTGGTTAATAAAGGACAAAGTGATTTTTCACTAGCACAAGAAGATTTATTTTTTGATAGTAATATGGGGTTAAATGCTTTTAAAAAACTAAAAGAAACATATAAAAACCTTAGATTTATATCTGCGGCTTATTTTGAAAAAGCACATTTTATTGTTCCAGAAAGTGAAAACAATAAAATAAATAGTTTTACTGATTTAGCTACATTAGATTCAAATAGTAAATCTAGTAAAATAGTAATAGGTGTAGGACCAAAGCAAAGTGGTAGTGAGTTTAATTTTATACTTATGTGTCTTTTAAATGGAGTAAATCCAGGAAATATTGATGCACCAAATGAAAAGCGTGGTGGAAAACCACCATCAAAGATTATATATTATAAAAATCTACCTATGAACCAAATGTTTAATGAGTTTGTGAATGGAAATCTTCACGGAATTTATTTAATGACAGGAACCAAAAACGTGTATATAGCTAATTTAGTTAATCGTATGGGTGTTAAATTTATAGATTTAATAAAAAACAATTCACCTTTATTAAAAACTGCTTTTAGGAGCTATTATTATGAAAAAACCATTAACTTAGGTGAATATTATAAGGAAGCAGAAAAACAGGATTTAGTGTCAACAATAGGTTTAAGAGTTATTTTATTCACACATGATAAAACGCCTGATAATGTAGTTTACGAAATAGTGAAAGACCTCTATAATAAAAACTACATTTATAGATATGCGGTGAACCCATCAGAGATTAAATATTATACTAATGAGTATGAACCATTAGATTTAGCGTTTTGTAAAGAAGAATATACTATACATCCCGGAGCAAGGAAATTCTATATGGAGAAAAATTTGATTTCAAAGCAAGACCGTTTCAAAAATGATCTTGGATATTATCATAAAGAAGTATTAAAAAATTATTGGAAATTTCCTAGTATAGGAGATAAAAACTTTAATTTTGATAGTATTATCTAAGTTTTAAGTCAAATGTTTTTAAACCTAATTTATTCAATTTTTCTTTATTTTTAGGAGAATCACGTAGTATAATATCGTTATCAAATGCATAGTCGGGATTTTTACCTTCTTTTATTTGAGCATCACAGCATCTACTACAATTAATACCAATACAATCACTTGTGGTATTAGTATCACAATTGTGGCAAAATGGTTTGAATTTATTTCCTTTTCTGTAAAGTCTATATCCTATAGGAATTACACCTAGTGGCATTTCACAATATCCATCAGGGAAGCATCCACCTCTTTTATTGTCGTAATTTAAATTTCCGTTCGCACCAAAGAAAGGACAATCTGTGTTTGTTCTACATTTTGTATCCCATATTCCTGTAGCCCCTCTTATATCTTTTGATAAACATTCCACTTTGCTATCTGCGTCTTTAAAGAAACATTTAGAATTTTCCATTTCCCATTTCTTGTCATCTATCATTTTATTGTATTCTTTTACGTCTTCATTACTTAGAGAGTCTATTTTACATTCAGGCCTTCTGCTAAAAGAACAGTGAACCCCCTTTTTGTCGAATTCATTTAATTTATTACGATAATAATCAAAAAAGCCAGATTTAGAGTAGTCGTCGGTAGTTAATCCTAGTAAGTTAATTGAATTTATGTATGCTTTATTATTCAATAAGTCAAATATTCCACTTACACTAATATTAAATACCTTTGTTTTATCCTTTCTACCTACATTCATTCGCATCTCTATATAATCAAGGTTATAGTTCTCATCACTATAGTTTAGATATTTGTCTATTACGTAGGTTTGTTCTTGAAACCAAATATGATGATAACCATATTTTTGGTCGTAGTCATGAACTAATATCGATAGTTCATCTAAAATAGACCTTTTAAATGATTCTATACTAATAGGTTCAATAACATTATTAACTTCTTTAAATTTATCAATTTGAATTCCTAGTTTGTATTCGTTTCTCTTTTCAATCTCTTTCAGTATTTTTAAGAAGTCGGTTCTTTTAATTTCTTTTTTATAAAACGCATACTTTGAATTAGTGACAATAATCTCTTTAGGCAAATTATCATCCAAAATATCAGTTTTTATACTTTCTGGGTTGCTCAAATTAATAAAATCAAGATTTTTGAAAGTTTCGCGTCCACTACTAAATCTTTTAAATGTGAAATAAAGTATTGCTGCTAATACAATTAAAAATAAAAATACAAGCATCTTAATATAAAACTAGATTATTAATTCAATAGCATCAGAGTATTCAATAGTCATTTACGTAATCATTATCACTATTGTATTCAAGTCCTTCACCATCATCTCCTGGCATAACATGTTCGCGGAGAGCTTCTCTTTCAATCATTTCACCTCTGGTGGTTTGTGCTTGCCAATCAGCAAACTGTGCTTCAGTAAAATCTTCTCCTAAGTCTCTAGCTGCTAAAACCCTCATATCAGTTTCAACAACATCTGCGACGGGTTCATCTACTTCTCTTTGGTCTTCGGGGATTTCAAAGTAGAGTGATTTATTTTTGCTTGCCAAATTCTTCCATGAATCTACACCAATAGTAAGCATAGCCTTTAAACTCTGTCTAGCCTCAGTTTCGAGCATCTCCATAAACTTAAGATTTTCTTCTTTCTGTTCTTCTGCGTCTCGTGTAATACTTTTTTGTATATATGAGTTTGTATATTTGTCTAATAAATCTTGTTCGCGTTTCATATCACTTAAAAAGTCTATAATTAACTCTGCTGTGAATTTTTTAGAATCCTTTATTGCGACAGATACATCACCCATTTCAGCTTCGTTTGCGGATGCGGATGCTGCGCCTTCAACTTCTTCTTCTTCTTCGTCTAATCCTGCTAGTCCAGATTCATCTACCTCTGGGACGTCCATGAATTCGGCGAACGTTTTTGGAGCTTTAGAATCTCCCATTAATTCACCTAATGTTGTTGAAGTTTCAATTGTTTTTAACATCTCAATAAATGTAATAATCATAGTGTAATAGAGTAAATCTGCTGAATTCTTTGTAGATAGAACTGAAACTAATTTTAATGTGTTATTACAATTTACAATACTGGATTTACCTAAAATACTCTTTAATCCTACAGTATTTTTATCAACAAATTTGGAGAGGTTGGAAACTAATCTTTCTAATTGTCGGTTTGAATTTATTAATTCTATGTTCTTATGGACTGTGGAATTTGATTTAATACTTGATGATACTAAACGACCAAGTATAGCATCACTTGCGGATTTCTTCCATCCTGATGGAATAAGAGTTCTAACTGTATCTTCTTCAAGTAGATTACGGTTCTTAATACGATTAATCATTACACGTAATTTATGGAAATAGTTTTGTAGTAATTTTTCTCTACGCTCATCGAATAACATTTCGGCGGTTTCATCACCCATTTTCTTGCTATTATCATCCTTAATATTAACAAGTTTACCTAATGATTCAAGTTGTTCTGTGAACTTACCAGTTTGGCGTTTATTAGTAGCTTGTGAAACCATTCCAACAAGGGTATCTTTTTCAATTGTAATCTGTCTTTCTAAATCGTCCCATATTTCTTCTAGGTCTTCAAATTCATCTCCAGATTTGAATTGTGATAATTTTTCAATTGTATTTCCAATAAAATCGTTGTTGCGTAAAACACTATTTGAAAAACGTAATTCATTCAATACATTTACAACATTATAAACTGTTTCATTTTTAATACTAGGATATAATTTAGCTTTTGATAATGCTTCGGTGAATTCATTATATTCTTCAAGTGAAACGGTTTTAGAGCTTAACTCTTTCTTAGAAGCACCAGTTAATACACAGATTCCATATTCATCAAATATGTGTGGTTTTCCAATAAATCTACCAGAAGTAATGTTATTAACGAATACTAATTTACGTGTCTCTTCGTCTTCTGTGTCTGGGGATACTAATTTATCAAATCTATCTGGACGTTCTCTAATTACTACTCTATCCATTATTATTCTGGTAGGAAGGTCTTTTTGTGGTTTAGTTGAGTCCATAGTGTTTAGGGTTTCAACAAGAGGAACTACATCGCCACTCTCTAAGAAATAATTACGATAATCATATTTGTTGTCTAATTTTTCAGCACAACAAGTATTACCTAATGGAACAGGGTCAAACATACGATTCTCGACACTTGATTTATCAATAACACTATTTATATTTTGTATTACTTTCATTCCAAGTAAATTGTTATGTTCATCATAATCAGGATTCTGTGGGTCCATTACCTCTGTATTAGAGTAGGGAACATCGAATTTCATCATAGGTGGTTTGAATTCTCCCCAGTCTCTACGAACATTTTTACCTGAAGCAACGTCAACATCAACAGTATCTCTCTTATTAGCTAGTATATCTTTAATATATGGGTCTCTAAGGCAGTATGAAATTACACGACGGATACCATCCTCAACTTTAGCCTTTTTGAGTGAATTATAAATATCACTACCAGAATCTCTTAATGTTTCTAAAAGGCAAGTTATGTATTTTATACCACTATCATTCTTTTCATCTGTGTCTAATGGAAACCCACGAAGAGAAGCTTTACACTTAGAATGAGGGTTTTTAATTGAATAACCGAAAGTATTTGATTGTAAGAAAATAAACGCAACACTAGACGTATTTATAATCATGTTTCTGTTTCTATAACCACTAAATGCTTTATCTATTACTGCCTGGTTTTTAGGGAGTTTCTTTTGTGAGGCCATCCAGTTATCAAGTGTTTTAATATTTACACTATTAACTTCTAATGTTTTCCTTAATATTCCATTTTTGTCAGCGTCGCGTAATCTTATACCCATAATTTTAGTTAGTGTTTTACAAGTGTCTTCAACAAACTTAGCATCTTCACGGTCTTCTTCTCTTTCAAGTAATTGCTCTATATATTTAACTTCAGCTAATGCGGATGCGGCTTCTTCATCGGGCTCCATAACTTCGGTTGAAACCATATGTGCACCATTTGAAGCGAATCCTTCTACTGTTTCATAATCAGCATCAAATACTTCTTGACCACAATTTTTACAATATAATTTGCCCTCTGATTCAGCACACCAGTTATTACGTAAATATTTGAATGTATTCTCAGCATTAGAACTATCGGTATAAAAATTAATCAATACTCTATTATGACCGCACATTAATACTCGGTTTCCAATCTTACTATAGATATTTCTAGGGTTTTCTCCTTCAGTTGGGTCGAAATCTCTACCATATTTATCTAAGAAAGGAATTAACATTTTACTTCTTTCTTCTCCAGGAAGTGAATTAATACTGGTAAGATACTTGTTAACTTTCTTGTAAAATTCATCGTATTCATCTGGTTCAGTTTCAGCTACCTTTTCGTATTCGCGTTCAGCATATTTGTAAGCGTTTTCTTGTAGTTTTCTATAGAGTGTAAGAGTTTTACGTAAGCTTTTAATTAATGCTTCTAGGTATTCTTTATAATTAGCGGAATCGCGAACAAGAGCAGTCATTCGTGCGCGTTCATTTTTCTTTGCTAAAACACTAGATAATTCAGTATCTAATTTTTCAACTGAAGCTGGAAGGCAAACGCTACGTTTAGTATTGTAAAAGCAACCTTCACGACGACTCTTAAGTTGTTCTGTAAGTTCAGCAATATTTAAATTGAATTGATTACAGAAATCGCTACTAGATGATACAATTGTATCTAAATTTAGTCCTTCTTCTTTAATCCACATATCTCCACCAGTTATATTAGCGCGTTTATAAACTGCCTTTGGTGAACCAGGTTCATCTAAAAGACAATAATCACCAGGTTTAACTAGATACATATCGCGAGATTCCATACCTTCATCACGATTATAATCTCTATCTATTCCTCTTCCTTCACTAGGGTCTATAAGAGGGCGTTTATCTACATCAATTTCTATATCATGTAAATCATCTGCCTGTAAATCTGCTAATGTTGTATAAACCTTTACTAGTTTTCTAGCGGGACATTCACCACCCTCTCTAGCCGCTTTGTCTAATGCGGTATCTATATCTCTACGTAATTTAATTTCGCGTGCTTCTAACTTATCTAATTCTTTTTCTATTGCTGTTCTACTTGTAGCAATATTTCTAAAAAAGCTTCCAAATCTCTTTAAAATTATAGTTTTGAAGAATAATGTTCCCTGGTCGTATTGTGAATATAACCATCTAAGTCTTTCAGCAGTATTATCAATACTTGTATTATAGTGTGGGTATTCTCCATAATATTCTCGGAATTCCTCTAAAAGTTTGCGATTCAATAAATCAACTACCTGTTTTTGAATTACAGGTTCTGCGCGAAGTAAATCTTGTAATTTTGCTCGTTCTGCTCTACTTTTATTTAGAGTTTCTTCATTTCTAGCTTCAATAGAAAGTCTTATTGGAGTTATTAAATCGGTTGTTAAATTATTAGTGTTAATATCATATTTATTCAAAACTCTATTAACTTGGTTGAGATTTTCGCATAATTGAATTTCTTTAAAATGTTGTCTAATAACATCTGCGGACTTGGGAATTATTTCTTCGAGAAGTTCTTCCATGGTTTCACTATTTAATGGCATATTAGGGAAGCGGAATAATGCGCTAGATGTATGATAGCATTCGCGTAAATCGCCTGTGTCATTTAACAAATCACTTCTATCTAATTTAATACTTTTATCTCCTCTTTTAATACCTAAAATACGGTTGAGGTCTCTAACTTGTTCAGCTAGTTCAACTACATACTTATCGTTTTCGGTATCAATATCAATAATAGTTCCTTTAACGTTAATTGTTTTAGTGATATCTTTGGGGTCAGGAACACATAGTTTTACACGAGTTCCAATCTCTTTTTCTAGATTTACTAATTGTGCACTTTCAGTTAAAAGTTTTTCGCGAACTGAAAAATCTAAGTAATTTTCATTTACAGAATGTCTAAGTGGTTCTTGGATAAAGCTACTTAATTTAGTATTTTCGTCTGGAATTTTAACAACACCTACAATTTTAATGTTATTACCACCAGCGAGAGGGTTTCCTTCTAAATTTAATGAAATGTCGCCATTAGCAATATGAGTATCTAATTTACGAGTTTCTGGTAAGCATTTTGAAATTGTTGCCAAGTCATTTTCAGGGAACGCGGCATTATAAACTTCAGTAGGTTTATTAAGATTAACATTATATCCACTAGTTCCCATTTCATTATAATCTTCGAAGCTTCTATTTAATTCTCCTATTTCAGATATGTATGAGTAGTTATGACGGAGACGAGTATCATTTTTATATCTTCTTCTAAGGCTACTTTGGCTAGTAATAGTGTCTGTGTTTGAAATGAGTTTATTTTCATCATTTTCAACTGTGAAAATCATAGATGTAGCACCATCTGCGTCAGTAGTTTCATTCTGGTAAAGAGTTTTGCGTTGGTGAACAATAGGACGATAGAGTTTATTTGATAAATTACCAGACATAATGTCGCCGATAATTTCTCTGTGTAAGTTTCCAAGTAATTTGGACCCGGATACTTCTCCATTTTCGAAAGTGCTACAACTAGATTTTAGTTTAATGAAAGCTTCTACTTTTCTTTTAACACTTCTTAATACACGTTTATCGTCGCGTTTTTCTTCAGGTATTGATTTCATGAGTTCATTTGTTAAATCGGCAATTTGTTCTTCTTCTGTTGTTATGACTTTGTATTCTGGAAGTTGAATTTCTTCTCTTATAAATACTGGCGCGTCACTATCTAAAAATTCAAAATCATTCATTTCAATTAAATATTCACCAGCGGCTCTTTCGGCTTCTTCATCTTCAGGTTCTAATACTACTCCATTTTCAGGTGCGGCTGCTTCTTCGGCCTCACCTTCTTCGGCCTCAGCTTCTTCGGCCTCACCTTCTTCGGCCTCAGCTTCTTCGGCCTCACCTTCTTCATATTCTACATTATCGTTTTCATTTACAAAATCTAAATTTCCTAAATCAGCTTCTTCACTATTGACAGCTTCAGGTTCAGGTTCGCCTTCTTCGCTTTCACTATTTAAGTCCCCTAAATCGGCTTCTTCACTATTATTTGTTTCAGCAGCGCCTTCTTCTCCATTATTAGCTGCTTTAGGTTCATCAGCAACTTCTGCAGCAACTTCTTCTAATTTAAAATCTCCTTCAGTAGCTTCTTCTGGGTCTCTGACTGGTGCTGCGACTCCTTCTTCCTCTTCCTCGCCATTTGAACCTCCTGTTTGTGGAGTGAAATTGTATTCTTCCTTACCTCCTTCTGGTTCTAATAAAAACTCTTCAATTTCCTCTAATGTTAAAGATTGGGGGTCTTTCATTATTATATTAAACTAGGATATTTTTTTTAAATCCTTCAAAATTGAAAATCATTTATTCAAAAAATACTTAGAATACAAATAGCAACTAATAACATCAAACAAAAATAATAATGACTGAATCTTATACATCATCGACTGTTTCTACATCAAGCCCACTTTCTAGGTTTGGAGTCCAGAAAAATAGGCTCAGTTTCACATCACAGGAAAGTAATTTCGAAGACCTTAAGAATGAATTTAAACAGCGAGGTCTTACTTATAAGGATTTCCCAAATATTAACATGTATATTCTTAAATACAATCGCAAATCAGCAGACCTTAGCGACCCAGACGTTAGAAGGTGTCGTGGTCTTGTTTTCGACAGGACTAGCCACGAAATAGTAGGGGCTTGCCCTGAAAAATCCCTACCTCTTGGAAACTTCGATACAGATAGTGAAGCAGTAATTTATGAAGAATTTTATGATGGAACTAATGTGAACGTATTTTATCATAATGACACTTGGCATATTAGCACACGAAGTAGTATAGGAGCTGCGACAAGTTTTAATACAGAAAAAACATTTCGAGATATGTTCTTTGAATCACTAAAGTTTAGCCTAGAACAGTTGGATAAGACAATTATGTATAGTTTTGTTCTACTTCATAAGGATAACCGTATTGTGTGTCCTATTCCAGAAAACCGTGTAGTTCTAGTTGAAGCGAGGGGACGTGTAGAGGATAACACGATTGTTAATTTGGACCTTCCAGAAGTAAGGAAGTATCTTATTGATAATTGTTGCCTACCAGAGGACAGTATTCATATTCCAAAGACATATCGATTTGATACACTTGAAGCAGCCAAAACTCACGTGAAAAGTCTTGGTATCGAGAGCCAGGGTCTAGTATTGAAACTATTGAACGAAAATGTTAGGGGTAAAATCCGTGGAGAAACGTATTCACATGCACGACTTATTAAGGGAAACACTAGTAATCTATTCGAGAGGTATCTTCATGTTCGCAAAAACCGCCAGATTAAGATTTATTTGCGGTATTTTCCAGAAGCAGATGAAGAGTTCCGTAAGTATAATAGGGACATTAACAATCTAGTGAATGACCTTCATTTCACATACATTCGTTGTTTCATTCGAAAGGAACTCGAACACAAGGATTGTAAGTATGTATTCAAGCCTATGATTTATGCTCTTCACAAGTATCATCTTACCGAGGGTGCTATTATTACACGCGAGGAGGCATACATTTACTTCTGTGAACTTCCAGTAGAAAAGCAGCTGTTCGTGTTTGAGAACCTTAACACAGTTCCAGTATCGGCAGACAAGAATATGGAAGAGACTAGTAATTAAATAGTAATTAATTATCTATCAATAAAAAAAATAAAACAAAACAAGTTTTTACTAAATACCTATTTTTCTATTTTATGTTTATAAATTTTTACATTTAAAATGTTTACATTTCACCGAACTGTGATTTTAGTGCACTACGAATTTTGTTATATTCGCCTATGAGTGTATCCATTACTACAGTCATTTTTTCACGCAAACTATCATCACTATTATTGGAGAGTGCAACACGCAACACAATCTTTTTCTGTAGAG